GGATCGTTTGAAAAAAACGACCCTAAGCCTGTCATGCATGTTCATAGCACTCCAATTCCAGTTAAAAGCGAGTCGCTTGTTAAGGGGAATCCTCAATTCCCAGTTTCAAACGTACAGCAGTGTATTGGACGAGTGTTAGCTCGAGGTCAGAAAGTCGCCATGGTATTTAGTACAAACGTTGGGATGTTTATTAACACTCACGTTGAGTCGGATGCCGTAGGTAAAGACGCTGACTGGAAAGTAGAATTTGGAGAGAAAGTCTTTGATCATCCTCCGTTGGCTATACGAGGTACAGAGAAAGGTTTTATGCGAAACAGTGATGCTTCGTTGTTTAAACCAATTGATGGCCCGCCAAAGTTGAAAAAGTCCCACTTTTCTTGTGATCAGCAAGTAGGGCAAAAAGTTTCCTTGGTAACCAAAGATGCAGTTAGCGTAGGAACCATAACAAACGTAAACGAATGGTCCACGAGTGGATCGTGCGTTCGTTCCAGCTGTTCTTCCAAGGCTGGAGATTGTGGTTCCCCGTATATTAACTCTAATGGTCAAATCATAGGATTTCATTTTAGTGAAGGAGAAAAAGACGTATCAAATCTTTTTATTCCTGTTGATCCGGCGTTCATTGCATTGTTTGATGATCCAAAAAACTTGCAGCTCGCCTCTCTCAGCCATTAAGGAATGATGAGAGGCCTAGCATAGTCCATGATACTGGTTTATGTCCACCTGGTGCTGTTTTTTCAAGCAGTCCTAGGCGGCCAGTAGCCAAATCACACTATGCAACCTCCCCCTGGTTTAATGACGTAGATGCTGATGGGTATAAACCGTCAGAAATGTCAACCAGAGCGCTCAAATTAGGTCTTCAAAAATTTTTTGAGCCAGCGAAAACCATTCCCGAATCATTGCTGTCGTACGCGACAGAGTATTTGATCGAAAAAATGCGGCCAATTTGGCTAGGCCTGCCAACTATGTCTTATGAAGACTCTATCTCCGATCTCGACCTTAAAAAAGGTCCTGGACACCCTTACAATTTAACTTGTGAGGATAAAAGTGCTGCCCTTATGAAATTTGGGCATGTCGTTAAAGAAAGAGTTGATTTGATGATAGCTGGTGAAGAAGTGGATTGTACATTCTCCACTACATTAAAAGATGAATTGCGACCATCAGAGAAAGTTGCTCAACATAAAACTAGAGTATTCAATGCTTGTGATTTACATCACTTGATTGGCTCTACAATGTGTTTTGGCGCCCAAAATGACGCCTTGATAAAAAATAGGTCTAGAACACCTATCACTATTGGCATCCAGATACCTGGACCCGAATTTGCCATGACCTTACGAGGCCTTGGTGATTCCGGGTTCCCAATGGATGTCGGCGGTTGCGACGCCAGGTTTAATCTTGGTGCTGCCCGCGTGATTAGGGATGTCAGAGCTTATTTCTTACCTTCTTTCCTGTATAAAATGGTAATGCATTTGTACAACACAACGTATGCTGGTGCTGCAGTTGTGCTTGGCCACCTGTTCTGG